AACGAAGCTGCAAGTGGCTGCGTAGCCGACTTGACAACATCGTAATAATATAAATGCGTAGGGGAGTAACCTTAAATCTACTCCCCTTGCACCTATTAACATTGAAGTTCTGAGAGAAGGTTAAGGACGGAACAATGAGGAAACAAAATGAGAACATTAAACGACTATTTTTTAACATCAACAATTGCAGACATTAGTACAGCATCATCAACATTCGTGCCTGTACCTGATGGAGGCAAAGTAATAAAAATTATAACTGCTCTTCAAGGAGCAATTGGAACAGCTAATGGCGGAATTACTTTCGAAATTGGTGGTACAGCAATAACTGGTGGCGGAATTACAGTAACACAATCTGGATCTGCAGCTGGAGACGTAGATACAGCAGAACCAACAGCAGCTAACGAAGTTGCTGAAGGTGGAACTATTGAAATGATAACTGATGGAGCTTCTAGTAATACAATTAAACTTGTTGTTACATTCGTTATAAGAAGATAATTTAAATCGGTAAATGTTCCTGGAACGTTCTGGGAACATTACCAAAACATAAGGAGAACAAAATATGAACTATGGTTTAAGACATGGAACTGTTCACAAGCTAACTTCTGGAAGTTCATCTTCTGCAAGTTCAGCTTTTTCAGCTAATATAGAATATATAAGAGTTGTAGGCACTATTGCTTGTCATATACATATAGCAGTATCACCAACAGCAACTACAAGTACTACTTATTTACCTGCAGGAGAAGTTGAAACTATTAAAGTGTCAGCTGGAGAAAAGATTGCAGTATTAAGAATTGGTGGTTCTGACGGAGAATTATACGCTACAGAATTAACTGAATAATGGCTAAGGTACGAGCAACAGAATGGAATGCTGATGCTAGTAAGACTAAATACATTCAAGAGTCTGACGGCAAATTAACAATTAATAATCAGCAAAACCTAAATCCTTTATTGGAAAGAAATAAGAAACTTTATACTCAGAATGATGGCTATACAGCCTCAAGAGATATGAGACGGATTGCTAGTGTCCCTCCAATCATACTACAGATTTGGACTAAAGAATATAATGGGACTAATAATTGGTGGGCTTTACCTAAAGAAACACAACAAAAAATAATGAAAACTAAACTCAACAGTAGTGATTTTAGATACTTTAAAACTTCTGAAGGAAGATTATAATGGCATTAAATACTTATGCAGCTTTAAAAACAGCTATCGCTAATTGGTTAAATCGAAGTGATTTATCAGATGAGATTGCTGATGATTTTATTAAACTTACAGAAGCTGATTTCAATTCAAAATTAAGAATAAGACAGATGGAACAAATAGATACAATAACTATTGATTCAGAAACTGAAACTGTTCCTACTGGTTTTATTGGAGTTAGATCATTTTATATTTTATCAAGTGATACTAAATATACTTTAGAATACATTACACCCCATAATTTATTTGAAATAAGAGGAGGTTCCAGATCTGGTAGACCTCGTTCTTATACTATTGAGGCAGATAATGAAACTGAACAATTCAGATTTGGTCCTAGTCCTGATACTACTTACACTGGTTATTTATCATATTATAAAAACTTTGAATCTCTTAGTTCCTCTAGTGCCAACTCAAGTAATTATATTTTAAGCAATCATCCTGGAATCTATTTGTATGGTAGTCTTTACCATGCATCTAATTTTATTGGAGGAATAGATCCAGAACAAAAACAGAATTGGTTACAAATGTACATCGCAGCTCTTGAAAGATGCGAGAATAACGATAAACAAGATAACTATGGTGGAGCACCTGTTACACAAAGAACAGATGTGCAAACAGATCTATCATTTTATAGGAACAGATAATGAAAAAAATAGGAATAATAGCTACTAAAGGATCAGGTTCTTTAATAAAAACTAAAAAATATCCAAAAGGATCTGATATATGGTGGAGAGCTGATTTAAGTACAGAAGGATTAGGTAAACCTATTTCAATGACAGCAAAAAGAAAATTAAAAAGATCACTTCGTAAAGAAGCTTTAGCAAAAAAAAGACAACTTTATAATTGGAGTTAATTAATGCAAATACCTTTTGGAGAATGGCTACCTGATATACCTGATCATTTAAATAAAGGAGCTACAACTGCAACAAATGTATTCCCTGCAGCTGTTAGTTACAAACCATTCAAAACATCACAGCAAAAATCTAATGCTTTAGATAGTCAATGCTTTGGTGCATTTTCTACAAAAGACAATAGTGCAAACGTCTATACTTTTGCAGGAACAAAATCAAAATTATACAAATTATCTGGCGAAACATTTTCAGATGTAAGTCAAGCCAGTACTACATACAATGCAGGAGCTGATAACTTCTGGTCATTTTCTAACTTTGGAACAACAGTTGTTGCTTCTAATGGAGAAGATGATCCACAAAAATTTGTAGTAGGAACTTCTAGTGCATTTGCAGATCTAGGTGGATCTCCACCTATCTTTACATTTTCTGCAGTGATTAGAGATTTTCTTGTAGTAGGAAGAATTAAAACTGTTAAGAATAGAGTTCAATGGTCTGGTATTAATGATGTTGAAACATGGACATCAGGTACTAAACAATCTGATTATCAAGACTTAGCAGATGGTGGTGAGATTACAGGTATAGTCGGAGGCGAGTATGGTTATATATTTCAAGAAAACCAAATAACTCGTATGGACTATGTGGGTGGTACAACAGTATTTAGATTTTCTGTTATATCTAAAAACAGAGGTGCTATCTTTGCTAAAGCAATTTCACACGTAGGTAAAAGAGTATTCTTTTATTCACAAGATGGTTTCTTTGAAATTGATGGTGAAACTATTAGACCAATAGGACAACATAAAGTTAATGATTATTTTGAAAGTAATTTATCTGCAGGTTATCAACAAAATATTATAGCTTCTACAGATCCATTAAATCATTTAGCAATATGGTCTTATCCTAGTACTGCTGCTACAACAGGAGTTCAAGATCGTTTACTTATTTATAATTATTCTGTTAATAGATGGTCTGTAGTAGAAACAGCTGCTGAAATGATTTTTTTACAATTTTCAGAAGCCTATACAGTTGATACATTAGACAATGTATCTACAAGTTTAGATGCTTTGAATGTATCATTTGATTCTAGATATTGGTTAGGTGGAGTTGTTAATTTTGCAGGTTTTGATGGAGATCATAAACTGATTCAATTTGATGGAGATACTTTAGCAGCAACAATTGAAACAGGAGAAATAGAACCATCACCTGGAAGACGATCAACAATTACTATGGTAAGACCTTTAGTTGATGGAACTTCTACAGCACGAGTAACAAGTCGTGCAAGAGCAGCAGATTCAGGAACAAGTACTAGCTATGCTAGTTTACAAACAAATGGAGATATACCTGTTAGATCTTCTGGAAGGTATCATAAGATTGGAGTTGCTATAGCAGCAGCTGCATCTTGGAATGATGCTCAAGGAGTAGATTTAATAGCAATATCAGCAGGTAATCGATGAGTGATATAATAGATATAGATAACATAAGATTTGCATTTACAGAAAGTGACTACTTCCAACGTGAAGTAGAAAGATCTGTTAACGAATTAATTTTAAAAAATAACCAGGAAAATGACAAAGCATTTATCTGGTTTATGGGAGGATAATAAATGGCAGGATCATATATAGGCAAATACGATACAACAGCAGCTAACAATACCGCAACAGGTACAGGTTCCGTTAGTATAGCTGAAGGTATGCTGCCTTCTAATGTTAATAACGCTATGCGTGATATTATGGCGGATATTAGGCAATGGTACAATTCAGCAGAATGGATTGAATATGGAGATGGAGCAGGAACATATACACCTGCTTATGCATCAGGTACAAGTTTTACAATTGCAAGTGCAGATGTAACTTCTGCTTACCATGTAGGTAGAAGAGTTAAAGCAGTAGGTTCGTCTACAGGAACAATTTACGGATCAATTACAGCAACAGCATTTTCAACTAATACAACAGTTACAGTTTCTTGGGATTCAGGTTCACTATCTAGTGAATCTTTAACAATTTATATTGGTATTACAAGTGCAACAAACACTTCAATGCCAGAAACTCCATCTATAACTGGAGATTATACATTAGATGTATCAGGCGATATTATCCTAGATGCTGATGGCGGAGATGTATTCTTTAAAGATGGTGGTACTACCTTTGGAAGTGCTACTAATACTTCAGGAAATTTAATTATTAAATCAGGAACAACTACAGCTGCCACTTTTAGTGGAGCAAATGTTACACTTGCAGGAACAGTTGCATCTGGAGCAATTACATCATCTGGTATTATAAAAACAGATAATACTACTGAAGCAACTTCTACAACAGATGGTTCATTACAAACAGATGGTGGATTATCTATAGCAAAAGATGCTGTATTTGGTGATGATGTTAAATTATTAAGTGATTCAGCTGTAATAAGTTTTGGTGCAGATTCAGATACGACTTTAACTCATACAGATGGTACAGGATTAACTTTAAACTCAACTAATAAATTATTATTTGGTGATACAGGAACTTATATA